GTTTTGGTAGTTTTTCGCGCGATTTAGGCCATAATCGACTACCTGAACCACCACATAATATTGTAAATATTATTTTGGACATTTTTATATATAAACTAATAAAATATTTTTAAATTTAAACGAATTAAAGAAAACTTAAGTTTTCTGTATGAACTTTTCTTATATTAAATAATTAACAGGAAGGTACATGTAGGACAACGCCATTGGCGTTATTAACTTTTAAGGTTGAACAAAGTTTATACATAAAACCCAGGTTTCCTCACTTCCTTACTTCTAGATTGATTTTATAAAATGCCAACCTAATTTTTCACATATTTTTTTCCATATCATATCTGTTTGATGTAATTTTTCCCTATCTTTTAATAATGGGAAATATACCTTATATTCATCTAATCCAAGTAATTCTACAAACTTATGTAATACATATGAATAATTTAAAAAATTTTTTCTTGATTTAGGACATACTTCCATAAATGGACCTTGTATCTCTTTAAACATTAAACGCAATTTTTCTTCTAATTCTTTGCTCATAGATGGTGGTTGAATTCCATTTATTTGATATAATATATGAGCTGCATGATCATAATATTTATTTAATTTATTTTTTTTTAAATATTGTCTTATTTTTTTAGTATCTAATTTTTCTAATTTTACTATTCTTTCTTTTTTTATTTCTGATAATATTTTTTCATATACCTCATCGGGTATTTCTGTTGATTCCTTTGCTTGGAATTGTGCTAACCCAATAGCTCTTCAGATCTCTCTGAAGTTTGGACTATACCTTAGATCATCATTGAGATTGATAATATCTCTCAGACCCACAACCATCTAGTCTCTGAACCTTTTCCATATGCTTATCAATAATGCACTTAGGAACTTGGCTGCGGATTTTCCAATACTTTTCGTTATTACTATGTCCGAGGTCGTTACCCTGGATATTTATTATACTTTTATATAATAAAGTAGTAGAAAAGTCTCTAAGGACGTCCCCGCAATTTGGATGTGTCGCCTCTTTATAAAATATATTTTCTTGGATTTTACGTGAAAATATATAAACAGACTAGCAGTACTGTTTGCCTAATCATTACTTAGCAGACTACTTTTATGAACAGTTATATAAACGTCAAATTATTAACTTATTTTAAATCATTTAAAAATGCAATACCTTCTTTATAAACTTCTTCTAATTGTGTTATATTTCGACCTTTTAATTGAAATTCTTTTTTAAATTTACCATCTTTATATTTATTATCGGGAAAACCATTAATACAAAATCCACATACTTCGCCTTTTTTACGTAAAATATTAAAATATTTTGGAAGATAATATTTTTCATAAAAAGTTTTATCAACATCATTTATATCTAATTCATCAAAATCAATGGATTCGATATTAACGTCATGTTCGTTAATATATAGTAGTATATCAACAAATTTTTTCGCTTTATCCAAATTCCATCTATTTGTATTATCAATAAAATCACGTCTTTTAAAAAAATTACCATGTTTATTAACTATTCCTTCTACGTAATATCCTTTAATTTTAGAATCTTCAATTATTGGATAAATATATTGTGGAAGTTTTTCTTTAATAGTTTTTTCTTTCTTTTCATTGGATGAAATAATATTATCTTCTTCTTTTACTGCATTACTTTGTTCCTCTACGTAATTATATTTCTCTTTTATTTCATCTAAATGTTTTATCGCTTCTTTTAACGCTAAATCTTTAGAACCATATTTTGAAATATTGAATCTTATATTTGGTAAATATTCTGCTTTATGTATACCTATTGGGAAACAACTTATAATATATGTTTTAACAATATTATTTGATCTTTCTGCTAAAATATATTTAGGGAGAATATTATCTTCTTCATGTTTTCTTTTCATTGTATTTCTTCTATTGCCAATTTGTCCTTTACTAATATTTTCCTTTGTTTTATTTGAATGTTCTTTCCCAATATGTGCAACACTTTTTTTATTCTTTGTTTCTTCACTATCTTTACCTTTATCACCACCGGTTTTTAAATTATAACCATTCGGTACTAAAGAATTAAATAGTTGTATGTAGAAAACTTCTTTATCATTAATTTCTGAAAAATTACCTTTATAAAGAGTTTTTACTTCAAAGTTTTGTTGTCCATATTTTCGAATAGCATTATTTAATAAAATACAGTGGTCATCACTATTTTTAAGAGCTTCTGAAACATGAGATTTCCATCTTCCTAAACTTCCCCATTTATTATTATTAGTTCCTACATAACAAGATGCTTGTCCAATATATATTTTTCCATTTGTTTTATTTGTAATTTTATAAATTTGTGAGTTATTAAGGTCTTCTGTTAAATTAAAGTCATTATTTGTTAAGTATTCTATATTAGTTATTTCGTGCATTTTTTGGTTGATTTAAAATTATAATTAAAATATGTACAAATTATTAAAAATCATTTTTTTTATAATTTTTAATAAATTGAATATTTTAGGGATTCGTTGATAATAAAATTGTCGGTTATAGTCAAATTCATTGAAATGATTTATACGCTTGTAGCTGAAGTAACAAACTTCCATCGGAGGATCCTTAAAAGAAGGTTTATCGCTCTCTATTAAAATATTTTGCTGAATTCCACAATTTTCACAAATTTGGAATCCATCAGAAGGATATACAACCATTTCAGTTTTACAATTAGGACATTTACAAATATTTATATCAATTTTAATTTTAGAAATATATTTTGAATCTATTTTTTGTAAATATTCATCTAATATATTTTTTTTCTTAAATGTTGATTCTTCTTTTACAAAATCACTTATTTTTAAACTTGTATAAACTCCATCATTTTTAGAAATTTCAATATTATTTTCTTCATTTAATAAATTATTTTTATCATATTCTTCATTTTCTTTTATTTCTCTATTATTAAAAAAATTCAAAACATTTTTATAATTATTTTTTTTAATTTCTTTTTTATTTTCTTTATTTTTATTTTTATCTATTTCTTCATCTATTTCTTCATCTATTTCTTCATTTTTATCTATTTCTTCATCAATTTCATCGATGTTTTCAATAAATTCATCTATTTCTTCATCTATTTCTGAAGTAAATGTTTCATCAAATTGTTCATTTTGAATATTTAAATCATATTCATAATTTATTAAATTTTCTTCAAAATTTTCAGAATTATTTTTTATATTCTTTGAATTTTCAATATTTTCATAATAACTATGTAATAAAACACCAACATTTAAATAATATTTATTTAATTCTTCATTATTATTTATACTATTTATTTTATTCTTTAATTCATTTATTTTTTCTCGTAAATTATCTCTATAGAGAATATATTCAATATCATTTTTACGATTAATATCTTTATTGTTATATTCAAAAACTAATTTTTTAAGTTCTTCTTTTAAGAAGGGTATTGATTCTTGTAATTTTAAAAAATAATTTATCATTTCAGAATGTTTTGCATCAATTGTTGTATTATCTTTATTAAGTGAAAATCTATTTGAAGATTTTGATAATAGTTTTGAACCAGATACCATTTATTTTATAGATTATTAAAAAAACTTTATATATATAAATTATTTCAGAAAAATACGAAGAATAAACGTATATTTTTGTATAATTTCTTTACTAAATTTTTTATTTAGTAAAGAAATTATACAAAAATAAATATTTTTTATAAATATTAAAGATACGGATATTTATTATATAAAATTTATAAATAAATTTTATATAATATGGATAAGCAAGTATCTAACAATATAGATGAAAGAAATATTGATTATAAAGATATTCAAAAAATGTTATTTATTTTTAATGCTCTTAACGATGGATGGTCTGTAAAAAAAATAGATAATGATAAATTTGAATTTTTAAAAGATAAAGAACAATTAAAGAAAGAAGTTATATTAGAAGAATGTATAAAAAAATATATTAAATATAATATAACTTAAAAATAATTTATAAAATAAATAATATTTTAAGAAAATAAATAATATTTTAAGAAAATAATAAAAATATATTTATAATAAAATTTAAAAAAATGATTTTTTTAAATTTTAAATTTTTTTATTAAAAATAATATTAATTTCATAATGAAATATTGTATTCAATGTATGGAAAAAGGTATAAAGAAAACTTCTTCTTATGGATTTATTGATGAAGAAACTCCTAAATATTGTTCATCGTGTTCTAAAGATAAAATTGGTAAAATAGTAAATTATAAACATGGTTATTGTCAAAAAATAATAAATAATGGAAAATTATTAAGTGAAAAATTATGTTGTAATAATGCAAATTTTAATTATGTTGATTGTAAAATTAAAAAAGGAATAAGATGTATTGAACATAAAGAAGATGATATGATATGTATTGGAGGACATTTATGTAAAGATTGTAAAAAAACACAAGCATCTTTTATCGAAATTAGTTCAGAATATAAAACTCCGACTCATTGTAGTATATGTAAAGATAAATATAAAGATAAAGTATTCATTGATATAATTCATAAAAAATGTAAAAACTGTAATATTAAAAGTGCAACATTTGGTTTAAAAGAAAAAGAATATTGTAAAGAATGTGTCAATAAATTAAATTTAGAAGTAGTTGATTTACATCATAAAAAATGTATGACATGTAATATTGAAACTGCTTTGTATAATATTGAAGGAAGTAAACCATTATATTGTAATAATTGTAAAAAAGATAATATGATATTAATACATAAATTAAAATGTGAAAAATGTAATGATAAAACACCAACATTTAATTACCCAGAATTTAAAAAAGGAAAATTTTGTAAAGGTTGCTCAGAAGAAGGTATGATTAATATAAAAGATAAATTATGTGAAAAGTGTAATATTAAAAGACCATCTTTTAATATTATTGGTAATAAAATTCCTATTTTTTGTAATGATTGTAAAACAGAAAATATGATAAATGTTTATCAAAATATTTGCATATATGATGATTGTGATGATTATGCATTATATAATTTTGAAAATGAAAAAAAACCAAAATTTTGTAATAAACATAAAGAAGAAGGAATGAAAAGTTTAAAAAATAATTTGTGTATTTTTAAAGATTGTAAATTTCAACCATCGTTCAATTATGAAAATGAAAAAACAAGATTGTATTGTTCTATCCATTTATTAGAAGGTATGGTTGATGTATCAAGAACAAAATGTATAATATGTAATGATAAAAGAGCAATATTTAATAATTATGGAGAGAAAACACCTTTGTACTGTTTAGAACATAAAACATTATTTATGATAAATGTAGAACATAAATTATGTAATACATATATGTGTGGTAAACGTTCAATAGAAAAATATGAGAATTATTGTTTAACATGTTATATTTATCAATATCCAGATAGACCATTATCTAGAAATTATAAAACAAAAGAAAGTGATGTTGTTAAATTTGTATTAAATAAATTTCCGAAATTTAGTTGGATTTCTGATAAAAAAATTTTAGATGGATGTTCATCTAAAAGACCAGATTTATTATTAGATTTAGGATATCTTGTTATTAATATTGAGATTGATGAAAATCAACACAAAAGTTATGAAGAAATTTGTGAAAATAAAAGATTAATGATGATATCTAAAGATATTAATCATAGAAATTTAATTTTAATAAGATTTAATCCTGATTCTTATATTGAAGGCGGTATTAAAAAATTATCATGTTGGAATATTAATAAAGAAACTGGTCAATCAACTATTAAAAAATCATATGAGAAAGAATGGATTATAAGACTTAAAAAATTAGAAGAAATAATAAATTATTGGATTAATCCAGAAATTAATATCGATAAAATGATTAATATTATACATTTATTTTTTGATGAAGTTTGTGAAATTAAATATAAGAAAATAATATAAGAAATTATTTTAATAAAAATAAAATTAAATTTTTATTAAAAAAATATATTTATAAGGAAAAAAATAATATTTTAAATTTATTTTTTTAGATATTTTGAGATGTATAATTTTTATCAATAATTAATATTAATAAAAATTATTTTTATAGAATTTTTATTTTGTTGAACTTAAAATTAAATTAATTTATGAATTTTATAAAGAATTAAATGCGGTTTCTAAAAAATTTTTTTCTAACTATAGAGTATATAAAATATGACAGGAGGATTAATGCAGCTCGTTGCCTATGGGGCCCAAGACGTTTACTTAACAGGTAATCCACAAATCACTTTCTTCAAAGTAGTATACCGAAGACATACTAACTTCTCTATGGAAGCAATCGAACAAACCTTCAATGGTACCGCTGATTTCGGAAAGAAAGTTACATGCACTGTTTCAAGAAACGGTGATTTGATTCACAGAATCTACTTACAAGTTACTCTTCCAAGAGTCGAAGCAACTGTTTCATCTGCATTCTTCAGATGGGTTAACTTTATTGGTCACTTCCTTATTAAGTCTGTTGAAGTACAAATCGGAGGTCAACGCATTGATAAACAATACGGTGACTGGCTTACTATCTGGAATGAACTAACTATTCAACCTGGATTAAAATCCGGTTATGATAACATGGTTGGTAACACTGTCGCATTAACTGGAACTGGATTACAAAGAACTGAAGCAACTACTCTTTATGTTCCTTTCCAATTCTGGTTTTGCAGAAACCCTGGACTTGCCCTCCCTCTTATCGCCCTTCAATATCACGAAGTTAAAATTGAACTTGAATTTAGACCTAAAGCTGAATGTTACGTATCAACTGCTGGATCTCTTAATAGTTGTGGTGTATCAGTTAATGGAACTCTTGATGCTTTCTGCGTTCCATCTATTGAATATGCTACTTTATTCATTGACTATATCTACCTTGATACTGATGAAAGACGCAGATTCGCACAAACATCTCACGAATACCTTATTGAACAATTACAATTTACCGGCGATGAATCTACAGTAAACACCAATGTCAAGGTAAAACTTAACTTGAATCACCCAGTAAAAGAATTAATCTGGGTTGTTCAAAGAGATGATGTCGTCAAACTTGGTTACAACCAATGGAATAACTACACTGATGACTTTGATGCTGATTCTGGTTACTATAACCTCAATAGTTCAGGTCTTCCTGATCCTTCTCAACTTGTATTCTCTAATGTTGAAGATTCTACTAATGTCTTCCCATTCGTTGGTGCCCAAGCACTTGATGCTGAATACTTAACCTACTTACAACAAGCAGGTCTTAACGTTGGTGCTGGAGGAATTTCTGGAAGTTCTACCAATGCTCAAGTAAGAGGTGTCAATCTTCCTGCTGGACCCGGACCTAATGCTAATAACTTAGCACCAACTGATTTCGGAGCAATTACCACTGCAGGTGACTACTCTGATCACGCTGGTTTCGGACCAATCAACGCCGGAAGAAACCCTGTTGTACGTGCTAAATTACAACTTAACGGACACGATAGATTCCAAGAAAGACTCGGATCTTACTTCAATCTTGTCCAACCTTACCAACACCACACCAACATCCCTGTTACAGGTATCAACGTTTACTCCTTTGCCCTTAAACCCGAAGAACATCAGCCTTCAGGTACGTGCAACATGAGTAGAATTGATAATGCAACTCTTCAATTACAACTCACTCCTAAAGCAGCTCTTGGATCCAAGATCAGAGTCTATGCTACAAATTATAACGTTTTAAGAATAATGTCGGGGATGGGCGGTCTTGCATACTCAAATTAAAAAAATTATACAATACTTTATTATACAAAATATATATCTTTATATTTAAAATATTGTTTATTGTATAAAAAATATTATATAAAATGTTAAGGTAATCTCATAAACTCTATTTTATAATAAATAAATTAAAATTGAAAAAAATATTATTATTAACTTTTAATAATAATATTAATAATATTAATATTAATAATATGGAAACTAAAAAATCTGAATTATTAAATGAAATTGTTATGATTTATGATAAGAAAACCCTTATAAATGAAATAAATGATTATATAAAACTAAATGAAAAACAAAAAACAAAAAAAATGATAAAAATGGAATTAGAAAAAAAAGAAAAAATTTTTAAACATGATAAAAAATATTATAGAAATTTAATTTTTTTCTCAAAATCTAAAAATGTTTTAGATGAAATTGATTTAGAATTAATATTTTGTAAAGATAATCCTGATTTAAGAGATATATGGAAATATTTTAAAATTATGAGTAGTTCTGCAGTAACATCAGATGATGGATTTGGTTCTTTAAAAATTATGATAAAAGATAAAATTACCAATAAATATTTAGGAATATTAGAAATATCAAATGATATAATGTCATGTGAAGCAAGGGATAATTATATAGGATGGGCAAAAAATATAAAATTAGAAAATATTGATATTAATGATAATTTAAGAAAACCTCGTTCTGCTTTTATTATTAATATTACATGTTGTATTGGTCTACAACCAATGGCATATAATTTAAATATTGGTAAATTATTAGTAAAAACTGTATTTTGTAAAGAAGTATTAGATTATTTTTATAAAAATAGAGGTTATTACTATGCAGGTGTTACTACATTTGGTTTATATGGAAAATCTATACAATATGATCGATTAAAAGAAATTAAATATTTAGGTAATACGAAAGGTACAGGAACATCATATTTTCCAAATTATTTATATGATAAAATTAACTTATTTGTTAAAAAATATTATCCAAATGAATATTTACGAAGATCTTTAATGTCAAGTTCAAAAATGAGAATATTACAATTTGGATTAAATCAATTAGATTATAATCATAAAAAAATATTAAATCACGGTCATTTAAGAGGTATTTACTTTGGTTATACTTCAAATGATTCTAAAGATTTTTTAAATGGTATTAAAAATAGTTTTCAATTAAATAACATTAAAACTTTTAACGAAATCTTTAATGAATGGAAATCAAGATGGGCATATCAAAGATTAAATAATTTACTTTTGAATAATAGATTTAAAATAACATATGAACTTAAAGATTTTACAGCAAATGAAAAAAAAAATGAGTATGCTAAACAATATCAATATGAAAAAATTTCAGATGAAATATATCTTAAACATAAAAAAGTTAAAAGTGCAGAATATTATATTAAAAATAAAAATAAAATAATGGAAGTTGTAAATATAAATTTAGAAAATTTTAAAAAAAATGATCAATATTTATATCCAGAATATATTGGAGGATTTTTTGATTCAGATGGTTCTATATTTTTTGATGGTACAGTATTAAAAATAAATTTTAGTCAATGTGTTTTAAATATTTTATTGCTAATTCAAAAACAGTATGGAGGAATAATATATAATAATAATAGAAAAACTGAAACAAAAAGAGAACAATATTCATTAGTAATATGTGGAGAATATACAAAAAATATAATAGATATACTAGAAAAAACATCAATATTAAAAATTGATAAAATTAAAATTGGGAAGGAATATTTAAATTATATTAATAAAAAAAATAATGAAGAAAAAATAAATCTAATTAATAAATTTAAAACATTAAAAAAACAAGACGATAAAATTTATTTTGATAGAATTAATTGGAAATATATTGCAGGTATTTTTGATGGCGATGGATGTATTACACTAAATTATAAAGATTTGGAAAATAAAAGAGTTAGTCCAAGATTTGATATATGTCAAAAATATACACCTAATTTTTTACAGTATATTAAAATATTTATGGATAAAGAATTAAATAATAATGTTTATGTATCTAAATATTGTGTTCAAACCAGTAAAAGAATTAATATTTTAAATATATATGATAAAATAAAAAATTTTATTTTTATAAAAAAATATCAGTTTGAATGTTTAAAAAATATATTAAATGAATATGAGAATAAAAATATAAATTTTAATATAATATATGAATTAGCGACAGAAATGAAAATAAATAAACATAAAGATGTTGATTACGAATTAAATATTTTAGAAAATAATATGATATCATCTATTACAAATAATATTTTTCAAAAAATAGATAATATAAACGAAAAAAATATTGAAAAAGAAACTTATACAAAAGTTATTCAAAGTGATAAAAAAATTGGTCTTAACAACCCAAATTATGGTCATCATTTATCTAATGAACATGCCTTAAATATATCTATTGCAACAACAGTCGCAAAAAGATCAAATAATCCAAATTTAACAAATGATAAAATTCGAGAAATATATGATTTAAGAGATAAGATTATGCAAAAAGATGTTGCAGAAAAATATGGAATGAATCGTGAAATTATTAGACGTATATGGAATCGTTTAATTATTCCCACTGATGACCCTGATTTTTTAGTTAAAAAAACAGAATTAGTTTCTAAAGAAAGTTCGTTAGATAATTTAACATTTGAACAAAAAACTTCACTTGGTAAAAGATCATTAAATTCAGAACAATATATTGAAATTATTTTATGGAAAATTAAGAAAAATAATGGTGAATTATTGAATGATAAAAAGATTTTTTCAACTACTCTTGCGGAATATTTATCAAAATTATGGAATACGAAAGTAACTAATGATATTATTAAAAATATTTGGAGTGGAAAGACAAAATTATTTGATTTTGAATTTAATACAGAAATAACTTATGAGAAGTATTTAGAGGTTATTTCGAAATAAATTATATATAATTCATTTAGTAGAATTTTTAATTTAGACTACTATACACAAGAAAATATATTAGATATAATACAAATTATGAAAAAGATTTAGATTATTTTAAAAATTTATTTCTTTTTACTTATATAATCAAAAAACAATATAAAGACATTTCATATAATATATTTTAAATGAATATTGATATAGTAAAACTTATTGAAACAAATCCAATTACAAAATTAAATGGAATTTATCAAAATAAATTAATTGATAAAATTAAAAATAAATTTACAAATTATGAACAACAATTATTTTTATCAAGTTTTTATTGTTATTTAAAATATGATCCTTATACTGATTTTGTAATAGATTTAGACAATGTATGGAGTTGGTTGGGATTCAGTCAAAAAGTTAATGCGAAAATATTGCTTGAAAAAAATTTTAATATTAATATTGATTATATAAAATCGCTTTTGTTACAACAAAAGCAATGTAATCATATAAAAGGTGGGCATAATAAAGAAATTTTTATGTTAAATATTGATACATTTAAAAAGTTTTGTTTAAAAGCATGTACTAAAAAAGCAGATGAAATTCATAATTATTTTATTAAATTAGAAAGTGTAATGTTTGAAATTACTCAAGAAGAATGCAATGAACTAAAATTACAATTAGAACAAATTGAATTAAATAAAAATAAAGAAATGGAAGAAAAACTACTAAAACAAAAAGAATTAGAAAAAGAACAATTTTTGTTGAAAGAATATGCAACAATAGGTTCAATATTTTATATTATTAAAGTAAAAACTTATGAAAATGGAACATATATTATTAAAATTGGTGAAAGTAGAAAAGGTATTATAGATAGATATAAAGAACATAAAAGTAATTTTACAGAATGTTTATTATTAGATTGTTTTAAAGTTGATAAATCAAAAGATTTTGAATCATTTATTAAATATCACGAATATATTAGACAAGAAAAAACAACAGATTTACCAAATCATTCACATGAAACTGAATTATTTTTAATTGGACAAAAAGTAACCTATCAAAATTTAATTAAAATAATTAATGATAATATTCAAAAGTATAATTATAGAGTATCAGAATTATTAACAGAAAATGAATTACTTAAATATAAACTTGGTACACAGCAAAATAATATTAATAATGAATTAATTGAAGATTTAGTAAAAACAAATAATTTATTATTGAATAAAGTTAATTCTTTAGAAAATTCTATACAAGAAATATTAAATAAACTTAATTCAACAAATCAACAAGTTAAAACTAATACTGGTTTTAATCAACAATTACCAACAATTGGTCCAAGACTTCAAAAAATAAATTCTGAAACATTTATATTACAAAAAGTATATGAATCAGTTACAGAAGCAATGAATGAGAATAAAAATATTAAACGACCAACCATAATGAAAGCAATAAATGAAAATACTGTTTATTGTGGTTATCGTTGGTTATTAGTTGAAAGAAATTTAGATGCAACTATTATACATGATTTACAACCTACTAAAAAAACAAAAGTTCAAAATATTGGTTATATCGCTAAATTAAATAAGGATAAAACAAAAATATTAAATATATATTTAGACAGAAAAACAGCAGCTGAATTAAATAATTATAGTAATTCATCATTAGAAAATTCAGTAAAAAAACAAAAAATTAGTAACGAATATTATTATATGTTATATCAAAATTGCAATGATGATTTAATAATTGATTTTGAAAATAAATATGGAAAACCAGTTTTATATAAAAATGGTATAGGACAATACGATATTAATAATAATTTATTATTAGAATTTGTTTGTAAATATGATTGTGTTAGAGAACTTAAAATTAGTGATAAAACTTTAAATAAATCATTAAAAAATAATATTATGTATAATAATCATTATTACAAAGAATTAGGTAAAAAATTAAGTGTTTTATAGTGAATAAATATATTAATAAATTATGACGAATATTTATCAAATTATAATGTATTAAATATATTTATCGGAACAACTGTTGCAAAAAAGTAAAATAAACCAAATTTAACTAATAAGAAAATTTGCGAAATATATTATTTAAAAGATAAAATTATACAAAAAGATATTTCAGAAAAATATGAAATGAATCATAAAATTATTATACATATATTAATGTAGAAATAACTTATAAAAAAGTATTTAGAAGCTGTTAAATTATTATAAATAATTAAAATTAAAATTTAACTAATTTTAGTATTATGAAATGGTATTATGATGAAGATTACTCCTTAATATAATACATTAAACAACATTAATAAAAATATTGAAAATATATAAATATTGGATTGATACGTAAAGTTATTTCTAAATAATTTGTCAAACAATTGAAGATGTTCTATATTTAATTATAATTATCTTAAAGAGATATTAATATACTAAATTATGGATATATTAAAAGCTTTTAACTTATTAGACAAAACATATGAAATAACAATACAAGGAACATTTGAAAATCCATTATTTCATGCTAAACAAATAGGTAATTTATTAGAAATAACAAATATTCGCGATAGTCTATCAAATTTTACAGATGATGAAAAGGTAGTAGATTTAACCGACACCCAAGGTGGTATACAAAAAACAATATTTTTGACAGAGATTGGTTTATATAAATTATTAGGCAGATCTAGAAAACCAATTGCACATACATTTCAAAAGTGGATGATAAATACAATTAAAGATATTAGAATTAATGGAATGTATAAATTAAAAGAAGAAAATGAAGTTGATAAAAAATTAATAACACATAATTATGAATTAATAACACATAAAAATTTAATTAAAGCATTTGATCAAAGAAATATTATATATTTATGTAGATTAAAATATTTAGATGATAAAAAAATTGTAAAGATTGGTTCTTCGCAAAATATTAAAGAAAGAATATCTAGTATGAACAGTCAATTTGATAATATCGAAATTATTTTACTTGATATTATAGAAGTTAATAATTATAGAAAATTTGAAAAATATTTACATAATAATAATTTTATAAAAAGTTGTTCATATCCATTACTTAAAAGAGATAATTCAGAATCAAAAGAAACATATTTAGTATCAGATGATGAATTAAAAGAATTTATAAAAATTATTAATGAAGATAAAAAAAAATATCAAGATATAGATTCTAAAGAAATCGAAGAATTAAAATTAAAACAAAATGAAATAGAATTAGAGAAAATTAAAATTAAAGAAGTGTCAGAATTAGAAAAAATTAAATTAAAAGCAGAATATGAATTACAACAAAAAGAATTAGAGTTTGAAATATTACAATATAAAGTTAATAATAATATAGAAAAAAAAGAAATTAATAATGAAACAGAATTTTTATCTGATGACATTGAGTATTTATCAGATGAAGAATTAGATTTAACAAAAGTAAATTTCCAACTTAAAAAACGTTCTAATGGTAATCGTAGCCCAAAAGTTTATCAATATTTACCTGATAATCTTTTAATACCAATTAAAATATATGATAGTCCAGCAGAAGTAGAACGTGATTTATCAGAATTACATATATCACCTGCTCCTTTACGAGCATCTTTTAAAAATAATACAATATATAAAGGATTTAGATGGTTATTTTTAAATAGAAATTTAGAATTACCTCTAAATATTCCAGATACAGTAAATACTAAACATAAATCTCCATATATAAAATATATTGCAATGATAGATATTAAAAAAACAAAAATTATACAACTATTTTCCACGCAAAAAGATGCGGTAGAAGCACGAAATATGAAGTCTAGGTCTTTTACAAGAGCAATCCAACAACAATCAATTTCATCAGGACATTATTGGAATTTTTTTGATAATTGCTCAGAAGAAATGAAATTGGAATATCTTAAAAATAATAAACTACCTGAAAAATATATTGCAAATATTGGTAAAAAAGTTGAACAAATTGATCCTAAAACAAATACTATTATTAAAATTTATAATTCAAATAGAGATATTGTAAAAAATTTTCAAATGTCAACGCTTACATTACAGAAATGTTTAAAATCTGGTGAAATTTATAATGGATATATTTGGAAAAATAAAACTAATTAAAATAAATTAAGATAAATTAAAAAAATATATAACAAAATTAATCAATATATTTTTTTTTAAAAATTATATTAAAAAATATTTTTTAATATAATTTATAAATGAATGAAGAATTAAATAATTCAAAAAAATATAATGAAAAAATAATAGAAGCAAAAAAAAAGAGAAGAGAAGAGAAGAAAAAAAGTAGAAGAGGAGCAACACCAGAAGAAGTAATATATATTTTTGAAAAAATATTAAAAGGATGGAAAACAATTAAAATTTATAATACAATTATACAAACAAATAAAAATTCAGATGCTTCTAAAAAAAATGTTGAAAATATTTCAACAGGTAATTCAAAAGTATATGAAAAAGAATTAGAACCTCAAAGATTTGAATATTATAATGAATTGCGTAAAAAAGTTTATGAATTACATAAAAATAGTAAAAATATAGAATAATATAGAGTTCAAAAAAATATATCATTTAGAATATTACTATGAATTCATTTCTATTAAATATTGCTTCATATATATAATTCTAAAATATATTTTACGATATTTATTTTAATTATTGGATTCTCATAAAAAAAATTTATATTATTTATAATAAATGAACAATTCGCCGAATTTAACTGATATATATAATTCACAAAATATTCAAAAAAAAATTAATGATATATTGGATAATAATAAAATTGATGATTTAGAAAGATTTTTAGACAAAAGAAAAAATCTTAATAATACTAACTCTATGCTTATATATATTTATCATACGTTACAAACTGCGGGTATTTTAACAACAACTCTAGCAACAGGATATAATTTACAATATTTAATATGGATTGGAATTGGATTGAATTGTGGTGCATTATTAGTTAATATTTATGAACAAATAAATAATACTATGTTAAATAAATTATTAAATAATATAAAATTAATTAAAGATAATAAATATGTTGATGAAGATTCATTAGTTGATATTCAAATGTCATCAAATAATCAAAATATTGGTTCAAATC